ATTAGGATACGCAGCAAGAGTTGAAGGTAGAAAAAATGTTGAATATATGGATGGGTTGGGTGGATACATTTCTACTAATTCAGAAACATTCAACAAATATTATAAAAAGAAATATGGATACAAATTTGAAAAAGCAAAAGTTTACAAGTTTGATTACAAATATAAAGAAAGGTTCTACGCACTTGATTGGGGAATATCTCACTCTTGCTTTGAATATGAGCCATTCGGATATGGAATTTTTGAAGCAGTGGATTGGGGTAAGCTTCCAATACTACATGAAAAATGGCACGTACCACTTGATTATAAATACAAAGCGATTGATGCGTTATCGTTTAGAGAGACCTACGAAAAAATATGTGAAGATGATTACGAAACCCGTAAAACAGAGTTTGAAAAACTTAAGAATTGGATGATTAAAAACTTTTCCAATAAAGATGAATGGAAAGATAAACTTTTAGATATTTATAACGGAGAATAACACTTTATACTATGCCAAGAACAAATTTATCATTAGGAAATTTATATAGAGCAACACAGGGTTCGGCAAGAACCAGTCAAGCAGTTTCAATGAATGCAATGAACGCCGCAGCAGGAACACAAGCTGCATTTACATCATTTGCAGTAGATAGTATAACTGTAAATCAACCAACATTCACTTATATAGTAGAAAGTACCGAAGAAGCGGCAACATTTTCATTTGGTTCGGCCGGAGCTTTACATGGAACAAGAGTTGGAAGTGTAGCAGAAAACTATACAGTATCATTTAATAATGCAAATTTTTCAGTAGGTACTGCAACATTAGGAGCATCACCATCGTTTCCAATCACACCAGCATCAATTGCAGCTGCAAACTACTCTGAAGCTCAATCGGTTTTATCAATGACATATGCTGACGGATATAATTTAAATGCAACTGGATATAATGTTACATCTACTAAAACTTTATACGCAGTAGACGTTTATAATACAATTAACCAACCTGATTTCTGTTTATTATTTGGTACAAAAGTACAATTAACAAATGATACGGAAATTAATATTGAAGATTTAAATGTTGGAGATACTATTAAAGCATGGGTTCCTAATAATTTACCAGATGAATCTCAATCACCTGATAGTGAAAATGTAGAATGGAGATTTCATATGTTGGAAACTAATGCTGGTTCTTATCAAGAAGCAGTTGTTTCAGATATAGTATTTAACTTTGCAAGTGGATATTTTTCAATTAATGATGGTTTAATAAAAGCAACAGGAACACATCCTATTTGGGTATGGGATGCTGAAATTGAAAAGTATAGATTTAAATTAGCAGAAGATATATTACCTGCTGATAAAATTGTTAAATACGATGATATCAATGGTGTTCAAGAAATAGAAGTTTATAATATAGAAATAGTAAATGAAGATGTTGAAATTGTAACATTAAATGTTGAAAATTTTGACGTTTATTTAGCAAATGGTATTATATCTCACAACAAAGGAACAGCAACTCAACCTTATATTCCATCTTCTGGATTAAGAATGTATGTTGACCCAGGAAAAGCATCATCAACGGATGGTACCGCAACGGCAGACTGGTTAGACCTATCAGGATATAATACAGGTGTAAGACCTGCAGGTGTTACAAACGCAGCAAGTATTACAGGTGACAACCCATCGTATAATAATGGAGTAGGTAAAAAAGAAAAATATTGGGCAGGAAATGGTACAAATCAATTCTGGTATAAAGATACTACAACAAATATCAATGGTGGCATTTCTCAATTCAATACTAATACTGGTACAATTCATATGTGGGTAAGACCAACTACAACATTAGGTACAACTACAAGACACATTTTTGACTACGCAGGTTTTTATGGTTTGGCAATTGAATCATCCGATAGTTCTACTTTAAATAGAGTAAAATTCTATGGTAGTTCATTGGGAAATAGTGGACAATTAACGACTTCATTATCATCAAACGTTTGGTATATGATTTCAGCAACATTCCAACCATCAGGAACTGTAACAGTTTATGTAGATAAAACATCGGTAGGAACATTTACCGCAAATGCATTTACGGCACCTTCATCTACAAACTTTTTAACAATTGGTAGTAATAGTGCAAGAACAACATTCTGGAACGGACAAATTGGACCTGTATTATTCTATAACACATTACAATCAGCGGCAACAGTAGGACAAGTATACGATTTTTTCTCTCCAACATACAAATAAGAATTGTTGTTTTGATTGAAAATTTTATATTTATATTAAGAATTAATAAATTTAAATTAAAGCATATACAATGGCAGAAAAATTAGTATCACCGGGTGTTTTCACAAGAGAAAACGACCTTTCATTTTTACAACAAGGAGTAGGTGAAATTGGTGCAGCATTCATCGGCCCTTTTAAAGAAGGCCCTTTAACCCCAACAATCGTAAATTCACAGGCAGAATTTGAAACATTGTTTGGTACAGTAGATGACACATATTACACACCTTTAGCAGTACAATCATATTTAAGAGAAGCAGGAACTGCAACAATTTGTAGAGTAGCGGGTAAAGCTGGATATATAGAAACCGGCTCTATAATGTTAATCGCATCTAGTGGTTCAATGTCATCATCTTTGGGTGTTTTATTTAATACAACCTCAAGTGTACAAGTAGGATTTTCTGATGTTACTGCAAGTGCATTAGGAAGTGGAGATATTGGATTATCTGGAAGTTTATTTGGAGTATACACTACATCATTGGATTTAAGTGATTCAAATGATATAGAAGCTACATTTGGTGCATCTGCATATGGTACTAAAAAAGGGTACGCATATATGTATTTTAAAAATAATGCATTTGTAGCTAATACGGGTTCTTTCACATTATCTGGTGCAGACGGAATAGGAACAGGTTCATTTACATCATCTTTTGGTGTGAATATAAGTGCAAGTGCAATTGTTTTAGGAGAACAAAGATTTAATAGTGAAGCATGTGAGGCATTGACACCAATGATTCAATCTCAATTAATTAGTAATACAAGATACGATTTGTTCCAATTTGAAACAATTACCGCAGGTAATGTAGCAAATACCAAAGTAAAAGTTGGTATTTCAAATGTAAAAGCGGCGGGTTCAATTAACGGAACAGATTTCGGTGCATTTACAGTCGTAGTAAGAAGTTTCTCTGATACTGATAAGAAAAAAACTATAATTGAAACATTTGCAAACGTAAATTTAGACCCTAATTCTCCAAACTATATTAGTAGAGTAATTGGTGATAGAAAAAGAACAATCAACGAAACAACTGGTAAAATTACAGAAATTGGAGATTGGGTTAATAATTCAAAATATATTAGAATTACAAACTTAAATACACAAGCACCAGTTCAAGCTGTACCATTTGCCCACGCAGCATATAAATTACCAATAAGAGCAGCAGGACAATCGGAAGCATTAACTGCAACAACTTACGCAAGTTTGGTTCCAAGAGTAACATTCTCAACAGGTTCAGTAGTAGATTCTACAAAATTAAGTGGTATTGATTTGGATAATAATGATGATAATAAAGTATATATGAAACCAATTCCAGCAAATGCAGGTAATGGTTCCAACGCAATATTCTCATTAGATACTATTTGTGGATTAACATTAACTTCAAATGTATCAACTGATGTTTCAAAAAGACAATTTGTTGTAGCATTCCAAGAAGGTTTTGACGGATTTGCACCAAACAACAATGCAGCGGATTTAGACCCAGCAACAACGGCAGGTAAGGCAGCATATCAAAAACATATTGCAGCATTATCAAACGCTGATGAGTATGATATCAATATGGTAATTGCACCTCATGTTAATAGAGCTGACCATAGTTCAGTTTGGACTTCAATATTAGATATGGTTGAACAAAGAGCAGATGCATTCTTTATCGGAGATGCAGGTAACTCAACAACATCATTATCAGCAACTATAACACAAGCACAGGGAGTTGATTCAAACTACGCAGCAGTCTACTATCCTTGGATTAAAACAATCGATTTAAACACAAATAAATTAATAACAGTTCCACCATCAGTATTATTACCTGGAGTATTCGCAGCAAACGACAACGTTGCAGGAGAATGGTTCGCACCAGCAGGTTTGAATAGAGGTGGATTAGTAGGAGCAGTTGGTGTATTAGATAGATTATCTCAATCTGAAAAAGATGATTTATATGAAGGTAAAGTAAATCCAATTGTACAATTCCCAGGACAAGGTATCGTAGTATTTGGACAAAAAACATTACAAGATAAACCATCTGCATTGGATAGAATCAACGTAAGAAGATTATTATTAACAGTTAGAAAATACATCGCATCTACATCAAGATATTTAGTATTCGAACAAAATTCTGCAGAAACCAGAACTAAATTCTTAAACATTGTAAACCCTTATTTAAGTGGAATCCAAAGTAGACAAGGTTTATACGCTTTCAAAGTAATTATGGACGATTCAAACAACACACCAGATGTAATCGATAGAAACATCCTTAAAGGAGCTATCTACTTACAACCAACTAAAACGGCTGAATTCATTCAAATTGATTTCAACATTTTACCAACTGGCGCAAGTTTTAACGGATAATTTAAAAAATAGATATTTATAAAAGAACAATAAAATATAAACAAAGATGCCAACAATATTAGGATTTGACAAGATGTTTTACAAAGAGTTTGAACCAAAACTTCAGAATAGATTTATTATGACAGTTGATGGTATCGAATCTTACATCATCAAAACAGCAAGTAGACCAACTTTCACATCGGAAGTAGTTGAATTAGACCATATTAATGTAAAGAGAAAGATTAAAGGTAAATCAACTTGGGATGATATAACAATCACACTTTATGACCCAATCGTTCCATCAGGAGCACAACAAGTAATGGAGTGGATTAGACAATCACACGAATCGTTGACAGGTAGAGATGGTTATTCTGCTTTTTACAAAAAACAACTTACATTCCAATTATTAGGACCAGTAGGTGATGTAGTAGAAGAGTGGTCGTTAGTTGGAGCATTTATTTCTCAAGCTAACTTCGGTGAATTAGATTGGTCAAACACAACTGACCCTGTTTCAATCGAATTAACAATTAGTTACGATTACGCCATATTAGAATTCTAATATAAACAAATTATAAAAAAGAAGGGGATGCAGCAATGTTATCCCCTTTTTATTTTTTTAAAAACATAATATATATAATAAACACAATAGTTATATATTATGGAACAAAACATTGAACAACAAGTTACAAGAGGTGGTATCACACCAACCGTATATCCAACAGGATTACCAAAATCATTCCCATTTGCAACAGAGATAATTTCACTTCCATCGGAAGGATTATGTTATCCGGAAAACCATCCTTTATCAAAAGGTAGTATTGAAATAAAGTTATTAACTGCAAAAGAAGAAGATATTTTAACTTCTATAAATCTAATAAGAAGAAACGAACATATAAACAAAATGTTGGAATCTATCGTAGTAGAGCCCGGAGTTAATATAAATGATATTTTAGTAGGTGATAAGAATGCAATATTAGTAGCATCTCGTATGTTAGCGTTTGGTGCAGAATATGATGTAACAGTTGATGACCCGGAAACAGGTGAACCAACTCATGTTAAAGTTGACCTTTCTAAAATACAAACAAAAGAATTAAATAAGGAAATTTTAAATAGAAAAAACGAATATGAATTTGTTTTACCTATTTCAAAAACAGCTATTAAATTTAAATTTTTATCACATGGTGATGAAATTGCAATTAGTAAGGATGTTGAAGCTATTGAAAAAATAACAAAAACATCTGGTGAAATTACTGCAAGATATAGGAGACAAATTGTTGAAGTAAATGGTATTAGAGATACTGGCCATATAAGTAATTTTGTTACAAATGGTTTATTAGCAGGTGATTCTAAAGCACTTAGAAAATATGCAAATTCAATAACTCCGGATTTGAATTTAACATTCAAATATACAACTGCTAGTGGTGAGGAGGAGGCTCTCAGAATCCCTTTTGGGGTTGACTTTTTTTACCCTATCGACTGATTATAGTATAGCTTTACATCAAAAGATTTTTCAAATGATATACAATTCCAATGGTGGATTCACATGGAATGACGTATATTATATGTCCATCAAATTAAGAGAATTTTATTGGAATGAATTAGTTAGAAGTAAAAAAACAGAAACTGAACAAATAGAGCAAGCAAATAAAACAAGAACATCGGCCTCTAAAGCTAGACGAAAATAGTATTGATTTATATTTATATACAAACATGGAATATGGCGAAGCAAAAATTAGTTGAAATAAATGTATTTTCTAAATTACTTAATTTATTTTTTACAGCAAAATCTAAAAATAAAGAAACTGCGTTTTTGAATAAAATAAAAAATTCAGACGAAGATGTATGGAAAGCATTTGATGATATAAATTCTAGAATAAATGCTTCTACTGATAAATTGAACAAATATAATTCCAAATTCAAAGATATTGACTTTTCCGATTTAAACTAATTTAAGTAATGGCAAAAGGCAAAACCCCTAAGAATAACAATTTAAAGAGTAAACAAAAACAGGCCGCACCCAAGCCACCTGCACAGGCTACCAATGCTCCTCCACCAATTGTTGATGATAAAGCAGCAAAAAATTCCGAAAAAATGGCTGAGGCTCTTTTAGAGGCTAGAAAAGAAGCTAAAGATTTGTTTGAGGACATGTCGGATATTGATGAATCGGTTAAAAGTATTGGCCAGGGAATTGATAAAAATAATAAAGGATATAAAACTTTTTCAAAATTTGCAGAAACTATTAAAGCAAGTAGCCAAAGTATTGCAACTACACTTGGTAAACAAAATGATTTAACAATAAATGAAGTTAAATACATTAAAAAAGTAAATTCGGCAAAGAATAAATTCTTTAATAAAGAAAAGAGATTAGGAAAATTACTTAAAAATAAAGTAATTAATGAACAACAATATAATAAATACTCCGAAGCTGCAGCTAAAAATTATGCAAAAACAGTTGACGGATTTGAAGCAACTTCCGAATCTGGTAAACAAATTCAAAAATCATTAGAAGCAACTGCCGATGGTGCTATGGATTTTACCAAAAATATACAAAAAGCAGATGGGTTCATGGAATCATTCCTAAGTAATATGGAAGGTTCTGTCCCATTGGCAAGTGAGATTGGTAGTGTATTCAAATCGTTAGGTAATGGTGGAGCCGGTATAAAAGCTGCAATTGGTGCATTAGCAGGTGCAGCTACATATCTTGCATACAAACAAGGTATGATGGGTGATTATTTTGGAAAAGTTGCATCTTTCAATATGAAGGACCAGATTGTTGAAAATGAAATAGCACTTAAAAAGGCACAAAATTCAGCAAGTTTTGCAATACAAGAAGCGGGTGTTCAATTCGGAGCTCAAATGGCAACCGCTGCTTCTGATTTTAAACAAGAAATGAGAAATGCATTTTTTGGAGAAGCATTGACTCAATTAGGCACAAAAGCAGCCGCAATGTTGGCTAAAGCCGGTTTTAGTGCAAAAGATATAGCTGAAGGTAGTTTAAGTGTAGCCGGTAATTTAGGAGCAGGAGCTGATAGTTCACAAAGATTGGGTAAAGAAGTTGCAGTATTCTCAAAATATATGGGAATAGGTGCAGACCAAGCAACTGATTTGGCGGCTAATTTCCGTATAGTTGATAATTCAAATGCTGAATCTGCATTAAATATGTTGGAAGGAACCCGTCAAATGGCAGTGATGATGGGATTGAATCCTGGTGATGTGATGAGAGATATGGCAGATTCTACAAAAGAAATTGCACAATATAATTTCAGGTCAGGTAAAGAATTACAAAAACAAGTGATTGCTGTAAAAGCAATGGGTGGTAATTTTAATAAAATAGCTACTGCAGGTAGAAATATGGTATTGAACTATAAAGATAGTATCAAAGCCGAAATGGAATTATCTGCAATGCTTGGAAAATCTATAAATCTTTCGGAAGTAAGAGCTAAATTTGCATCATCGGATATACCTGGTGCAGTAAAAGCTTTACAAGATGAATTGGGTGGAATAGATTTATCTTCATTAGATTTCTTTAGCAAAGATGCAATATCCAATGCATTGGGTGGAATGGATTTTGAAGAAATTGCAAAAGCTGGTAAAGGTCAGTATGGTGAAATAGCTAAAAACACAAAAGATTTAGATGCGGGAATAGATAAATCATCAAGAGCAGTTGTAAAAGCTAGTTTAGAACAAACCAATAATCAAAGATTAAATATTGAATATAGTATAGCTGAAACAAAGACTATGAACGCTGCAGCAATACAAGCACAAGCTTCAATTGCACAACAACAAATTCAAAATCAAAAGTCATTAAATGATGTGATGATTGATAATGATTATTTGCAACTTAAAGCTAATTTAGCTTTTTTAAGAACATTGGGAACAGAACTTCCTGGAATGTTAATGAGTGGTTTGGTTGGTGGTTTGGCATCATTTTTACCACAAATTTTAAGTGGAGCTTGGAAGATGATTTCAGGAGGAGGCATAAGTAGTGTTGCAGGTGGTGCAGGTGGAATAACTGCTGCAAGTGCAGGAACTTTTGCGGCAGGAGCAGCTGGTTTTTGGTCATTAGGAAAGGGGATGTATAATGTTGGAAGTAATGAAGCACAACGTGGTGGTAAAGGAGGTGGATGGCAAACTACCGGTAATGTAGTGGCCGGTATTGGTGCAGAATTTGTAAATGCAGTGGATTATTTAACGGGTGGAATAATACAAAAAGGCACAGACGCATTAGGTTTGTCATTGGAAGGTATTGATATATCGGAATTAGAAAAGTTTAGGTCGGCATATCGTTCTGCTACGGGTCAGCAAATTGGAGTTGGTAGTGAGAGTAATCAAAAATTAGCTAATTGGGTAGCAAGTAATATGCAGTTTTTATCATCCGGTGGACTAGAAGATGAGGTAAAGAATTTCCAAAAAGCGGTTCAATCCGGTTTGATAAAAACAAATGTTTCAATAGCAGACCAAGTAACTGCAAATTCTTTACAAACAACACAAGCAATTGCAAATACTTCGATGTCATCATTAGACGATATTGAAAGACAGGCAACCGATGCAATGAATAAGTCAAAGACTGCAAATAATAAAATAATGGGTGATGCCGGTAAATCGATAACCGATATGACAAAAACCGCATTAACAAGTGTTACAACTGCTGCAAATACTACTGGTACAACTTCATCTTCAACTCCTACACCAGTTGTAACGGCAGCTAAAATAAGTTCTACACCGGTATTTGATGTAAATGCGGAAGTATCTGCAAATACTATGATGCAAATATTTGCATTATTACAAACATGGTCAGCAGCATCAACGGGTGGCACTCAGGTATTTTTAGATTCACGTAGTATCAATAGTACACTTCGAGACAATGTAAGAGCTCGTAGAGCAATTTATGTTCCAGACTAAATTTAAATAACATAAACGGATATTTATTATAAATCAAAAGAATTAGATGCCATCATTATTAGAATTATTAGATAGAGCAAAGAAAGACAAAGTAGTAGCCTATGGTGATACTACTTACTTGCCTATTAACGATACGGACTCATTGAATTCGGATGTTGGTAAATATGAATCAAGAGATACATCTTTAGAAAAAGTTTTAAAAAAATCATTAAAAAATCCATTAGATATACAAAATGTATTTGATAAAGCTGATAGATTAATAATTGATACTAGAGGTGTTATAAATCCATATAGAACAACAATATTTACTGAAAAATTCCAATCCAATACAATTGGTGGAGAAATACTAAAACAGACGGTTGCATTAGCAGGTTCGATACTAAAACAAAGAATTAGAATACCAGATACTATATTTAAGGCGAAAACTTTACCTCCTCCAATAAGTATGACATTATTGCAACCGCAAAATGCATCTAGAGGAGAAGTAGATATAGAAGCCAATAAACCATATTATGTAAAAACAGTCTTTAAACCAGGAGCTGAAATATTAGGTGGAGCTGCAAGGTCAGCAATTCAGGGAGATTTACGAAGTGCAAAACAAGAAGCATTACAGGCTGGATTAAATTTAGGAAGAGCGTTGGGTAGAAAAAATAAACTAACACTCAATGACGAATATATCCAATCATCATATCACCCAGCTGCAATGGATTTAAATTTGGATGGTAGAATTGGTGGCAAAAAAGGAGCAAAAAATGGTGAAGAAACTGCAAAAGTATTTACAGAATTTAAAGAATATTATTTAAGAAAGAAAAATGCATTGGCTTTTAATGGAGTTGAAACCACCAATGGTATGATAAAAACTTTGAAAGAAAGAGATGCCAATGAATATCATCACTTTTCGGATGCAATGATAGATTATTTAATTGCAGGAATATTTCCACAAGGTGTGGTTCCAGAAGAATCTTTAATTCCATGGGTTAAATTACATCCATTAGGATTTGAACCTATGTATTTACCTGGAACAATATCCGGATTAACCGAAGAGGTTCAACCAACGTGGGAAACGTATAAATATATTGGTTCTCCATTTAATTCATACAAATATAATGGAGTAGAACGAACTATGCAATTTAATATAAATTTATATTGGAAAGAACAACCACAAATATATAGGATAAAGCAACAATTGGAATATATAAAACAATTATGTTTCCCTGCACCGGATATTACAATTGCAAAATACAAAAATTCACCAAGCGGAAGTTTAGGAGCATCTGACCAATTATTTTATAGACCGCAATTTTTAGAATTAACAATACATGGGTATGCTAGAAAAATGTTTGGATTTATCGAATCTTTAAGTATTAACATACCAGATGATGCAACATGGCCTTCAACAAATAATAACGCTGAATATTCGGATTCATCAAAACCACCCGGCCAAATGTCAAAAGACCTTTGGAGTAAATTTCTTACCAATACAATATTTCCATCAAATGTTGAAGTTTCGATAGGTTTTAAAATAATAGAAAACCCACATGCTCAATTAAGTCAGGATGGTAACAAAGTTAAGTATAATTACAATTTAGATGGACTAGGAGCAACTAATGTTGATAATTATAAATATCCAACAAGACCTAGTGTTATATTTGTACCACAAGAAGATATAACTAAAAAAGATGAAACACCGGTTGTACCAACCAGTACTACTACTCCTGCAGCAAATAAAGTAACACCAAAGCCAAAATCAAAATCAAAATCAAAACCTCCACCACCAAAAGCAACATTAACAACATCAACGGTACCTGTAACTAATAATACAAATTCATTTACCGGTAATCCATCGGAAGTCAAGGCGATACAAAATCTAAATAACTCATTTAAATCATCATTATTGGTTAATACATTATCAGCAGCTGATATACATAAGATGGCAGCTAAACAAAAATTAAATGAAGGCCTTACCGGTAACTAATATAAATAATTTTATACAATGACGAGTAGATATCAAAATAGAAAAATTTTAGAAAAAACTGACACTAAAAAAAGATATATGGAATCAACTAT